CCTTGTTAACCTGAGTCTCTTTGTAAGATGTCTTTGGTAGTTCCATATTTTTGTCTATTTTAAAATTGATATGCAAATATAATTCTTTCTTTTTAAATATGCAATATCCGGATATAACTATGGAAGCTTACTATTTCGGAGGAATTGAGATGCAAATGAGCCGTCCTCTTTCTCTTCTTCCTCAAAGTCTTCATATTGGTATAACTCTGGGTCTTCTTCGTCTGGGTCTATACGCATTTCGATTTCTCTACGTAGTTCATGATGTTCTTTAGAGAATGAAGACATAGCTCCCTTATAATCATCAGTAATTTGCATTAACTCTGCTTTATTAAGGTTAAGACCCTCTTTACTTGTATCTACTCCTTCTTGTTTAGTAGCAACTACTTCAGGTAGAGACTTAATGTCATACCTATCCTCCAATAGTTTAGCCTCTTCTGGTTTATCTAATACCCTTTGTGATTCCAATACGATTTGACGTGCCTCTTCAACGGTGATTGCATTTTGCTGTGTTACGTTGTTCTGTTGATTAAATTGGGCAAAGATATTTGTAGTACTTCCTCCAGTAAGATTACGTACTATTGATTGCAGAGATGTAGAGGATTCAAGCTTTAATTTAAGGGCCTTTCCCAGCTCGGCAGATATAAACGGTACGTATTTCCCTCCCTGAGATTCTCTTAGGATATTAACCTGATGGGCTATTTCCATACGGTCTTCCAAAGCCCATGCTAGTTGTTCTCCCATTAATGCTTGTAGTAAATCTTCTGCCTTTTCTTTATCCCATATTCTAGAGCTTAATAGCCTATCTCTCATAAATACACGTATGTAATTGATATCTATACCCATACGATATGAGAATGTATTTATGTCGTATGTGATACCACATAATACACCATTCCCAATTAGCCATTGATTGATGATATAATTATGTATTTTCATCAATAAAGTATCATCAGGATGTTTCTGATACTCTAATGCCATTGCAGTAGTCCCCATAGGTCTTGGGAATCTTACTATCTTATTTCTTTTTTCTGACATACAAATTAGATTTTCTGATATCGGAACTTTCATCATAACCCATATATTCTAAATCGAACCTTATATACAGATTCAAAGATAGGTTATAGAAATATCCCTTATACTTTTTCTTACTTACTGATAAATTAAAAGCTTCACCAGAGATTAGGTCCCTGGTGAATACTAAATTACCTTTCCCAGTGATGGGGATATCAAGGCAAAGTTTATAATCCCCTACCTTAAATTTATTCCCATGCAGGTCTGTGATTTCCCTTGCCATAGTTTGCCTTTTTAGGGTTCGTAGGTTTTTTGTCTTGTTTACTACGGTTATGGGTTATCCCCTTTTGCTCTTCGATTAATTTCTGAACCTTTGGGAATAATCTTTGCCTTAAAGGAACTACCTGAGTAGCGAAAAAGGCATTCCATAATTTCTGAGTTAATGGTTCTCCTATTTTAAGTTCTGAGATTGCCCAGAATTTAGTTTCGAAATTCTTAACTATTTCCCTAAATCGGTAGTAGTATATATTGCCAGTCTTTTTATCTATCCCAATTGTAGTGGTTTGGCAATAA